CATCATTACATTGCGCACGTTTTCCGTTTGCACGGCAAGAGCGCTGCCTTCACCAAAAGAAACGCCGGACGCAGCCGCCCTAGCTCGCGCCGATGCGTTTGTCGCCCGTAGATTCTTCAGCAGCTGGTTGCCAGCGATCTTGTAATTCTGTGCCTCAATCTCTGCCTTTTTAATTATCCGGCCAGCCTGGATCTGCGCGTACTGGTCTGACATCTCTGCCCGCACCTCGGCCACAGCCAGGTTGTCTCGGGCCTGCAGCATGTAGCTGGTCTGCTGCTGGATGGCTGCAGCCTGCTGCGCCTGCGCTGTACCATATGCCCCAATCATGCCGGCTACTGCCAGCGTTTGGCCACCAGTCATTCCAAGCAGGGTTGCTTCTTCTGCCATTTTATGTCCCCGAGTTAACTGCGACGCGGTAATCCAAGCCGAGCAAATTCATCTTCAGCGGCAGGTTTTGCGATACCTCAATGGCCTGCTCTCGGCTGTAACCCAGCACGCCATTGATCCGCTTGATGCCAGTAAATGTCGGCTCTGGATCGTCCAGCAGTGGATTGTCCAGCAATCTAAACGCCACCGGCTGGTTATTGATTACAAGGTTTTGCGTGTTTTGCAGCACCGCAGCAATCTCAACAATGCGCTTTTTAAACGATACCCGGCTGCCAGTCTGTAGCTTAATTTCTACGGGCATGGTCTTGATGTAAACCGTAATAGGCAACCCAACCTCAAAGGCAGTTGTGGATGCCCGGTCAAACGTCACCGACCCACCGCCGCTGACAGTCTCATCCGTCTGCGGCACGCCATCGGTAATAACATCCAATGCCTTGCCAATATGCGGTAGGCCAGACGCGCTGGCAGCCGCGCCACCCACAAAGGCACAGTCGGTAAAATAATCGTAGCCAAACAGCTCGATAAAGTACCTAGTCACACCATTAAATACTCGCTGCGTAACACAGTAAATGTTTGTTACATCCACACCCACATCAATAAAGCGACCATCGGTAATAAACTCTGACGGCGACGTTATCTGCTGGCTGCGCAACATAGAAAACACAGCAATGCTGCCGTCGTCCGTGTTGGTCATCAGCAGCAGGTCGGCCTCCTCGGTGCTCGACGCACGACGCAGAGCGATCCGCTGCGGGCCTTTGAGCAGGTGACCAGACAGCAGTGAGATACGCTGCGTCACATAGGTTTGCTGCACATCCGTAAACACAAACTCATTGAGCGACTTGCCTTGGCGTTGGATAAACACAGAGCCCGACTCAACGGATTGCACGCGGGTGCCAGGTTTAATCCCGTTGCGGCTTACGTTCTTAAAAGTAAATGTCAGCGGCGTGATCGGCTCGGTTCCCTGCTGCGGCACAACAAACTCACCACCAGTTGTAAACACTTGAAAGTCACGGGTGCTGATAATGTCGGTAATGACGTTCAGCTCGTTGGTGTCCAGCGTGGCTTCCACCGCGTCGTCGTCTAGCGACTCGTTCGGCACGAAGTCAAAAAACAATCCGATCTTCGATCCCCAGATTGTTGATGGTCGTGACTTGCTGCCACCAAAGTAGAGCCGGCCTTCGTGGAAACTTACCGACCGTGGCCAGCCGCGCACAGAGCTCCAGACATCCTCATAAAAACATTCAACACTCCAATTGCCGGATGTTCTCGCGCTAGTGTCAAAGAATGGATATTCAACAACTCCCTTGACCACATCATCACTAACAAACTCAGTAATGCGAACGCGACCCTGTGGGCTTGCATTGATGTACTGATAAACGCTCTCGTTAGCAAATGGCACAACCTTGTAGGAATCGCCGGCAGTTGGGGCAACAGCCCAATCAGGAAACACTGTGGCCACTTTTGTGGTGCCGTTGTATTCGGTAATTTTGCGGGCTTGGCCAGACTGGCTGCCACTGGTCATGCGCACACACAAACCTTTGTAAATGTCGTTTGTGGAGCTGGCAGATGCCTTTAATGTAATCGTGCTCAACGAAGCCGCTTGGCAGTTTCCTGTGTCGCCAGTGTATGCCGAGGCAGTCAATGTCACATTGCCAGAAACCGCAGACGGCGTAAGTGTTGCTATTGGCTCAAATATTTGCAGGTTAAATGCGTACTTCGGGACGCTGTCAAACGTGATCGTGGTTGCTGTCCAAGCAGTATCGCTAGTGCGCTGGATCCGCACCGGCTGCAGATCAGGATGCACAACAATCAACGTGTCGGCACTCTGCGTCCAGCACATGTCGTCAACAATGCTGGAGCCGATTGTGGTGGTCAGGTAGTTATTACCAGAGCCATTGATGTTAGCTTGCACCACACCATTCTTTATGATGTACATGCGATTGTGCGTAAAGCACAGCATGTAACTATCATCAACCGAGAACTGAAACGGCACCAGCCGCACGCCATTGCCGGCAGACTCTGTGCTGGTGTTGGGTAGCTCTAAGATGTGCTTTGTGCCTGGGCGGCGGCGTAGGCCGCCCTGCGGCTGGATCAGGACGTTGGTCGCTTTAGCCAGGGCGTTGTCGTACTGCTGCAGGTCAACCCGAGCACGCAGCAGCGGATCTAGCTCGCCGGTGGAAAAGTTGGTCTGGAAATCGACAAAGCGCATCAGCCCCTCACCGAAATTAGTGTGTAATCCTCGATAACTCGAACCGGCTGGTTCTTGCCATCAATAACGGCTGCTTGGCGAAAGTAGCCGCCTCGGCCATTCTCGCTTGGCTCGCCCACAGCGATAGCTCTCCAGCGCGATGTTTTGTCTGCTTGCTCGGTAATCGGCTCGGCAATGTGCCAAGCGATCATGTACTTCAGCAGCTGCACAAAGTATTGCGGCATCGCAAACTCTGGCGTCTGGAACTGGTAGTCAATATAGACCAGCTCTAAGTTTGTAAGCAGCTTGTCACCCTGGATTTCCCACTCCATGCTAACGCGGCCACTCACTGCCGGCGTATCACGCACAGCGTGCGGGCTGCCCAGGCGGTCACCCGGCAGCTGATATTCATACTTCCAAAAACTGTTGGGCGTTGTAATCAGACGCGCCAGCTGGGTCTTCTTCATCGAGAATGACCAAGGGTAGCTCATCAGCGTGGAGTCTCTGATGTCAGGGTACAGGCGATCACAAGCCGAGCTTTCGTCAGTGCCATCATTAAATGACGATATAGCCTTTGCGCCCAACAGGATCAGCGCATCTGAACAGATCGAAACTCCAGTATCGCCTGCTGCCATATAAACCCCATAAAGTAAGAAAGGCCAGCCCCCGACGAATCAGTGACTGGCCTATTCAACCGACTACCGATTAGTCAGTGTCAGTTGCAGTTACCGTCACACCGTCAGTAATATCAACCACGCCAGAGGCGTTGCTGACCACATAAGCGGTGGACATTACTGGAGTACCACCTGTTGCCGAATAGCAGAAGATGATGTCGCCAACTTTAAGGATTGACGAAATAGTATTGAAATACCCAGAAACGCGGATCACAGTTTGTGCGTCAGCAGATGCGTAGGTATGGATGGATGGTGCATTGCCAGACTTGCTTGCACCAATAGTATTAAAACCGTCAGCTGAAAAAGCCATGATGAATCTCCTTTTAAGCTGCAGCCGCAGTATCGCGTGCAGTGATTTTAACAATACCTTCGGCATCGATGGCGATTGCACCAGCGCTGAACAAAGCATTGACCAGGAAAGATGTCTTCTCGGCAATGTAGTTGATCTCAGTGCGTGGGGCGATACCTTCAGCGTAGCCGATAGCGTCCTTGTGGAAAGCAAACAGAGTGCGATCCGAGGAGCCGTCGATTGGCAGGCCACCCTCAGTGCGGTCACCAATAACGTGGAAAGTGAAACCCATGAATTGGTTGATCTCGCCCTGCACCAGCGCCTTAACGCTGTTGAAGTCCGAGGACGTGACTGCAGTCTGCTCTAGCATCGATGCCAAGGAGTTTGCGTGGATAATAATGTTGCGGCCATCCGACGGCACGTTCTTGGTATTCAAGATCTTTGCAGCCTCGCGCAGCTTGGAAATGTTCATGTTGGTGTTCGAGCCACCAATTGAATTCGCCACGGTGCCGGTGCCTGTCGCAGCGTTCAGCGCATCCAGGATCAGCTGATCTTGACGGCGACCGATTGCATTACCGACAACTTGCACAAGCTCAGAGCGCTCGTCAAAGTTTACTTTCTGCTGGCTGAAAATGTCGCTGTACTCAGCGGCGTTCCAGTCCTGCAGCGTGCAGGTAACGTTGGAGAAACCAACATTCATTGGTGTGACATCAGTCTGCGTCACGCGGGCAGTAGCCACGCCGCGACCGACTTTTGGGAAACGTACGGTAGAACCTTCGACACCACGACGCTGACGCACAGCACCAACCAGCATTGCCTTGCCCTGGTAAGCCTGTTTGACTTCAGCATCGAATAGCGTGACAAAGGCATTAGATAAAGAAATAGCCATTTGTGTACCTCATTCAGTTGATTAGTCAGTGGTTTTGCGCGTCGGTGAGCCGCTGATGCGGGCCTGTGCTTGCTGTTTACGGCAGCCAATCGGTAGCATCTCACTACAAGTCAGGGTCGGTTACCCGGTGGGCCTTGTCGGTATTGTATTGACATTTAAGAAAAACGCAAGAAAAACCCGGCGTGTGCCGGGCTCTTGATTATTCCGGGATGTAAGTCCGAAACATTCGCTCAACCTTCTGCCGGTAGGCAGGGTCTGATTGATACTTAGGATCGCCCACCATCGCATAGAGCTCATCTTTGGATGGCGCACCCTCCATCGGCATCGACTCAATTGGCACCCGGCCTTCGTAGGATTCTCGGATCTTCATCAGCGCAGTCAGGCCACGGGCTGTGCCGCCCATAATCTTAAACTCATCGAAGTCATCCTTTGACCAGACGCCCTTATTGACCAGGCCGCGAGCCCAGTCAACCATGCCATTGACGACCGCGTTAGCGTTCGGGCCTAGCTGCTTCATCTCGACAGCTGGGTCGATAATCTCACCGGCCATCATTTCCTGCGCCTGGCTTTGCAGCTGGCCAGACAGATCGTCGAACTGTGCCTGGGACAGTCCATTGTCCTTCGCCCAGCTCGACAGGGTTTCGGCTATCGGGTTGTTTTCAGCCTGGTCGCCAAACGCAGACAGATCATATTTGCCATTTGCCGGGGCATTGTGAGCGCCCTTGCTGATCTTGCCGCGTAGATCGCGCCAGGATTTGGCGATACCTTCCAGATCTGGTTCGTTGGTATCTTTGTCCCAGAAGTTTTCTGGCCAATACTCTGGCCTCTCCGCTGGGTTGCTTGACGCTGGCGCTGATGCGTCGCGCTGTCTGTGGTCAATGCTGACAGCCTGGCTGTTATCTTCTGGCTTGCTTGAGTCTTCGACTGTAACGCTGTCGAGTAGGCCGGTATTTTCACCGGGCTCGGCAGTTGCCGTATCGGTCATAGGTTCCTCGCTTGTTGTATCCGTGCTTCAATATCCCGCACGACTGTCCGTTGCCCTTCGGCAAAGAAAGCGTGCGAGGGGTCTGTGCCTGGCACGGCGACAGGCACCTCCACATACATAAGCCGCAGCCACTTCAGCAGCTTCTGACCGTCCTCTGATGTAAATACACGCAGGCATAGCCGAGAGAGATCCTCCCGCTGCTGCTCTACTGGGCGTATATCACTCGTAATCGCCTCTAGTTCGTCCCAGCTCATTTGTCAGGCATCGACATAAGGTCGTCGTCGTCGTCAGCAAAGGGGGATTTCTTTTCCTTCATGCGCATAACCGCATGATCTACAGCCTTATCAATGATCGACTTTGGTAATTTGTCCATAAAGTCTTCAGCTTCAGGGTCGCCCTTCATCAGGTAGTTAAGCTCTGATTTGTTAAGGGTTGGCACAATCAATGGGATCAAAGTTTCTTTTCCATTAAGCCCGACGCCGATAGATATTTCGGTCATGACGTTACCATCTGGGCGCTTAATTTCCCCAAAGTAACCCATGCCCTTCATTGAATCATCGGGTCTTTTGCCGTACTCCATTGCGTCATCCATTACATCATCTCCTCTGGTGGTGGTGCTCCAGGCGCGGCTCCAGCTTGAGCTTGCATGGCCATCGCCTGCGCCATTGCGGCTTCTTGCTGTTGCTGTTGCATTGTCTCCATCAGCACAGCACGCTCGGCGGCTGTGTTACGCACAATAGATGGCACGCCCAGCTTGTCGCCAATGTAGTCAACCACGGCGTCAGTCTTAATGGCCAGCGCTCCATCGGTGCCAAAACCCTGCATCAGCTGGGTGTACTGGATGATCGCGTTGACTTCCTCCATGTTCTGCGCCATCGCCAAGGGAGCCACCGGCACCACCTTGGCCTCTAGGCCATTGACTCGCAGCGGCATGTCGATTAGCCCGCGCTCATCCATGACTTCGAGGATCTTTGACACCAGCGGAATCATTGTCTCGTTGATCAAGCGGCCAAAGGCAGAGCCCAGGTTCTGTGCCAGCTCTTTCATGCGCTCGACAATCTCAGTCGCCGACCGGGCTGACATATTATCAGGCGGCAAAGACTCGTCCAGCAGGATGCGCTTGATGTTTGCCGACAGATCGTTAATCACCAGCTGGCTGACATTGAAGTCACCCGAGCGTGGCAGCGGCAGCAGCGCTGGGCCTTGCGGGCCACCGTTGCGAGCCACCGGGATGATTGCACCAGGCACCAGCTTTACCGTGTTCGGGTTCAGCACGCCATCATCTGCGGCTGTGTAGACGCCGGCAACAGCCAAGCTGGCGTTCTTTAGCAGCAGCTCTTTGACCTTGTTCAAGGTTTTGATGTCAGGCAGCGCAGTCATCAGCGGGCCACGGCCATAAATCTCGCCTGCCACTTTCATGTAGCGTGAGATAACAAACGGCGAGCTCTTGCGGCGGCGGTATACCAGCTCTGATTTACCTTGCTTCCAGATGACGTGATAGCAGTAATCGCCACGCTTTTGGTCAAAGATAGTGGCTTCCAGCAGCTCAACATCATCTGTCGGCTTGTTCTCAATCTGGCGCTTTAGATCGTCAGGTATCTTGGCGTCTGGCCACTGGCGCTGGATTGACTCACCCTTCATGCGCATGCGGCGGTACACATTATCGACCTGCCCGTTTGCGCCCTCTTCGTAGCTGACCAGGAACAGCGGCACAGGCACAAAGTTGATCGGAGACACGTCGTCACCCGGCTGCACCATCATGCAGGAAGTACCAACAGCCAGGTCAAGCAGGAACTCACCAATAGCAATGTCAAAGTTTGACTGCTTGAGCACAGCAAACATCTGCTCGGCGTACACATCGAGAACAGCCTGGAGCTGCTGCTTTTTGTCACTTGGTATCGACGGGCCTGGCTCCAGCCTTGCCCACTTACGCTGCGGAGGGAAGACAACAGACTGCAGCCGGTTGGCAAAGCGTTGGGTCGAGTTGATGGCCGTCGAGTCAAAGACCCGCTGCATTTTCTTCGACCCGGTGACGCCACCCTCCCAGACGCCATAAAGTTGGCGCTGTGGCAGGGCAAATTCGTAGGCATCCTGGTACAGCTGCTCGAATTCGTCCTTCTTGCGCTGGGCAAGCTCCTGCCGCTTCATGATCGCGTCAGGTTTAAGTCGCATGCCGCCTAGCGGTTTCTGGTATTCCATGTCAGTCTTCCTTGTTTAGCTGTCCTTGTATTTGCTCATGCCTTATAGGAGCTCAACATTGGGCGTTTGTCTTTGCGGGTTTTGGCTGCGTTCTTAAAGTCGGTATCGCTGGGCGCACCGGGCGATCCTGGTTTACGCATCTTTTCCTTGCTGCCCTTCTCGATGCGCTCACGTTTTGCGTGGATGTTTTCGTAGAGTCCCGGCATTTTTACGCTCCCTGCAACATTGGTCTAGCGGTTCGACGCGATACCGCGCCCAGTCTTGCTGCCCTGCGCTCGCCTACTTCCCGTTTAAATGTAGTCTCCGCCTCGCCGCGCCTAGTCTGAAACTTTGTCTCATCAAAGCCTGCCAGCTCTGGCATCTCTGGTGCTGTCGGCGCTGTGGGTGCTTTCTCAGTAAAAGTTGGAATCGCCTTCTTCTTCAAAGCAAACGATCCACCCTCTTTTTCCTCGACGTAACCTTCTGGGAGGCTTTTGTGGCTGCGCCATGTGCCGTCAATAACATAGCCCCACTCATAGGGGTCAGCAGACCCAGCTTTCTTTATGTTCTGGTAACGAAACGACCCAGGAATTTTTTGTGCCTCAAAAGGATTTTTCTCAATTTCCGCCAGCGACCCTTGGTAGTCGCCTATTCTTTTTTGGAAATCCTGTAGCTGGCGCTCATAGGCTGGCATCGCCTCCATTCTGTATTGCTCTGCCGCCAAGTTATATGGCTGCATTTGCTTCTCGCGCTCGGCCTGAAAGCCAGCAAATGACTGCTCATAGTCGCCCGTCAGCGCAGCAATATCTTTTTGGTATTGTTGTGCTAGGCGATCAATATCGGATGACCTGCGCCGCTGCATTGATCTCATCTGAGCTTTAGAGACGGCCATTATGAGAGCTCCATGCCAGGTGATAACTGAGCGCTAGTGATGCCAAGCTCTGGCGTTAAGCGCTCCTGTGAGAGCAGCGCACGGCGGCCACCACGGGTACGGGCTTTGAGCGCAGACGCTTCAGCTGCCGCAGCCTTTCTGCGCTCTTCGTCGGCGGCTGCCTGCACTTCCTTGGATTTCTGCTCCATCGACAGTCGGCTTTCCTGGTACTGCAGCTGCTGTGCCTCAAACTGCTGACGCGCCATCTGAGCCTGCTGCTCAAGTGACGCACCCTGCTTGGCATACTCAGCTGTCTGCCTAGCCAACTCATTTCGCATCGCCATCGAATCAGCCTGCTGCTGCGCCAACGCTTGAGACTGCTGCCTTTCCGCGTCTTTGCGAGCCTTTCTCGCTTCGTATCCCTGATACGCGGAGCCTCCGGCAACCGCCAAAGCCAGCCAAGGTATAGCCATGATTTCCCCCAATAAATACAATCAAAGTAATTCTATTGCATTTTCAATAGCTTGCAATGCTAAACATATAAGCATTATATAAATTAAGTAAAAATATCAAAATCCATCTTGGCCACTGTCATGCCTGGCGCTCTGCCGCCCAGCTGGTGGGTACGCGTCATACGGTTGTATTCGCCGCCGCCCATCATCAGGTAGCCAAATGAGTCGCCAATGTGTGAGTGTTCGTTCTTGTTGGGTGAGTCTCTAAAGCGTTCCTGGCCGGCACCGACCGCCACCCGCTTGAAGTGGTAGCCACCGGCCAGAGACTTTCTCAGCAGCTTGCAGGATCGGTTGATGATCAGCCCTGGCTTGCCATCGATTAAGCGCTGCATCGGTGCGGCGGCGGCCTCTCTGCGGGCTCTAAAGTCGTTGGACGCGGTAGGCTGGGCTCGCAGCCCCAAGGTGCGCAGGTGGTCGAAGGCTGTGACTTCATAGATGCCATCGCGCTGCATGCCTGCCGGGTCGCCCCAGACCAGCACCTGATGGTTTGGATAGCGGGCGTTGAGCTCGGCTAACAGCTGCATGCCGAAACGCTCCAGCCCCATGTCAAAGGTCACGATTTCGTGGTGGATTACCCAGCGTCCGTTCGGCAGTCGCTGGCCAATGGTGGCCGCCGGGGTGAGCCCGAAGTCGAGCCCTAGCTGGATTGGTACGTCGGGGGATATTTCGGTATCCCCTGACATGATGGAGTCGTCATATTCTGGCCAGACGGGCCTGCCTTCTTGGACGTAGGTGTATTGGCCGCCAGCGTAGCACTTGATCCAGTCCAAGTTCTTCCCCAGCAGCATTTGCTGGTAGTAGCCGCCGGGCAGGTTGTTGATATTCTCGGCTCGCTCGTTGACGCGCCACCACTTGCCGGCAGAAAAGATATGGTCGTTAGCCTCTGGGTTATCAGGCAGCTCGGCTGGGTCGACCTCAATGATGCCGCCTGGCTGCTTCCAGAACTTCCAGGCATACGCACCTGACATCTTTTCCTTCTCGGCCATCTTGTGCCACCAGTGGTCGTCGTCCATCGGGTTGGTGTCCATCCAGATGCCGTGCCAGGTAGCGCCGCCGTCCCTCTTTGTTGGGTACCGGCCCACCCGGTGGGTCAGGCCATCGATCACCGCCTTGGGCAGCTCGCGGGCTTCGTTGACCCAGGCACCCGTTAGCTCCAGAGACAGCAGCTTTCTTACGTCTTTAGGCTGGTCGAGCGCCAGAAACATGACCTCCATGTCGATACCGGCGGCCTCACCGCGAGCAGGCAGCCGGATATGGTGCGTGATCGGCGGGGTGTAGAGCATCGGCCCGAAGGTAGACTCGGGGAACAGGTCGAGCCAGGTCTTGATCGTCGTGGTCTTCAGCATTGGGTAGCTGTTTCGCACCACCGCAAAGCGCGTATACCGGATATTGTCAATCGGAGAAGGCTTCTGCTGGATCGCCTTCTTGAATATCTTGGCCGCACACCCGTAGCTCTTGCCCGACCCCACCGGCCCCATGATCCCCTGCACAAATGCGTTCGACTCGAAGAAATCGTAGATCACCGGGCTGTGGCTGAAGTCGAACCTCAGCCCCTCGCTCGATACCGTCTTGCTCGACTGCTCTTTTCCTTTTGACACGTTTCCTCCAGAGACTCATTATTCCGCGTTGGGCGCTACTACGTTGACATCAATCACGCTAGGCTTGTCATTCTCGTCAGGGTTGTCCAGCAATCCACTCGCTTTAGCCAGCAGACGCAGCACACCGATCTTGTCGTAGAGCTCGATCTCCAGCGTGTTGTTGCCGTCCTTGTCCACCCTGACCTGGATCTTCTTGATCGCCTGCAGCGCCTGCTCGGGGATGTCCCTGCTGGGCTTTACCTTCACGTTGCCAGCCTCGTCCCAGGTCATGATGTCCGTGATCTTGGTGTTAGCCATGCACAGCAAAGCGTAGGAGACAGCCTCCCGGTTTTGGATCAGGGTGTTCGAGCGCTCCAGCCGGCGTTGCAGCGTGCGAGTACCACCAAAGTTCGTCAGCCCACCCACCGGGATGTTAGAAGGGTATTTTTTAGCTGGCATCAGAAAGGTATATCCGCATCAGGGTTCGCTTCCGTAAACTTCATGGCCTGGCCCTGCGGCTGATAGCCATTGCCCTTGGCCTCACTGTGCGCAGTCATCCCAGATCTAGGCACCTTCACGTTACCAATCTTGATCTTGTAGTAAGGCTCACCCGCCCGAGTAGTAGCCGGCGTCACCTCAAGCCAGTGCAGCGTGCCATCAGGCAACAACACATCCCCCTTGAAGTCAGCGTGCCAGTCCTCCTTCTTGTCCTTATTGGCAAAAGCGCTACCCTGACCAGGCTTCTTCTCGTACTTTGTTTCATATGACATTTTAATAACCTCCTAAAGTTACACCAAAAACCCACAGCTCAAAATAGTGGGGAAAAATTGTGGGGAAGCCCCGCCACGCTACGGC